GCTGATGTCCTCCATGAACCTACTGAAGTCGGTTGACTGGAAACTAGACATGGTTCACCTCATACGATGGCGTTGCCGCCGTACACGCCGACCTGCGAAGTGTTCACGCCCGCGATCGTCCCAGCAGCAGGGGCGTTGAAGAAGTTGTTCAGCGAAGACTGGATCCCGCCCCATCCGCCTGCGGCATTGAACATCGCACCTCCAGCCGAACCGATCATGTTGCCCCACTGCTGCGTCGAGGAACCGACCATGTTCGCCGCAGCGCCTCGGAACTCGAAGCCGAGGTCGAGTCCGCGCTGGCGCATGCCATACTGCGTCGACAGCGCTCCAGTGCGCATGCGGTTGAGCATGTCTCCGTAGTTCGCATACATCGACGACAGCCCAGTCGCGGTCTGAGCCTGAAGCGCCGAAAGACCAGCGCCCATCTGCTGGGTGATACCGCTCACTCCAGCGGCTCGCTGGGCCTCCATCGCCGAGAGCCCGCGAGCGTACTCCTCGCGGATCTGGCCTTCTCGAAGCGCACCCTCGGTGCCGATGCGCTGGACGCTCTGCTGGCCGAAGGTCGTGCCTCCGAGTCCAGTGAAGGCGTTGCGCATCGTCGCCGACTGCTCTTGACGGGCCACGGTCGCGCGCAGCATCTCGATCGTCGACTCGCGTCCCGTCCTGTACTCGCCGATGGCCCTGTCCATTCCAGTCTCGTACTGGCGGCGCGCCTCGGTGAACATGTCGCGGTAGGTCTGGGTCGCCCTTCCCATCTCCGTTCGGTACAGGTCCATGTTCTGAGTGCGCTCGTTCGAGTACTGCTCAAGCATTGGCTCAAGGTCCGCCGCATAGCGGTCGGCGAGGTCGCCGTATTCCTGCATCGCCGCGCGGCCGATGGCCCGAATCGCCGCCCGACGGGCATGCTGCCCACGGGATCCGAGGATTCCGCCAGTGACGGTGCCGATAATGCCTCCGAACAGGCTCATGTTGTCGCTCCTCTGCTCTTGCCTACCTGAGATACCTTGAACGACGCGCGCTCGATGGACCAAGGACGTCCGTCGCTCGCGACCGTGACGTACATGGCCTCAGCGCGGATCCGCGTCTTGATCGCCTCGTTTCGGCCTGCGACGAGCGTGCCGACCTCCGTCACCTCCGCACCAGAGAACGACGCTCCAGACACCAGAGCGCCGTCTGGCGGCGCGTCCACTGGGTCGTCGATCTGGGTCGTGTACTGGCCGTTGGGGTCGATCGAGGTCGTGTCCTGCTCGTACTCGACCTGAGCGGCGTTCCACTTGATGCGCCAGACTCCAGCCTCGTACACGAGCGTGTACTGGCTAGGTCCATCGTACGACGCCGAGGTCCCAGAAGTGAACGGATCGGCCTTGATGTACTCGCCGAACGGCTTGGTGGCGAAGCGGGCGTCGATCAGGTTGTCGGGCGTCGTCGTCGACGCCGTCCCGCCGTCGTACAGCGTCATCGAGACGGGCTGCACGGCGTCCTCGCAGTCGACGACCGTCTCCCTGATGTTGGAGACGAACAGCCTGTCCGACTGGATGCCGACCGCCAGTTGCGCCGTGTCGCCGCTGGACACGCTCACCACGGGCGGCGTGCTCAGGTCCTCGAAGTCCGACGGAACCTCGTACTGGTCCTCCGCCAGATCAATCCTGATCTCGCTGAGGAACGCACGCTGCGGGAGCGGGGCAAGGATCGGGCCGAGCGTCAGGCTGTTGCGCACCCACTGCGCCGCCTGATCGTCGTTCGTCATGTTGAGGCGGAACCCGTCGATGCCGACGGGATACGTCTTGTCCATGACGACGATGGCGTCCTCGCCGCACAGGAAGAACCGACCGTTCTTGCTGCGCGACTCGCCCATGTAGATCACCGACTCTGGGGCAGTCATCTTTGGGTCGTAGAAGCGCTGCGGCCAGAAGGAATCGGTCTTCGAGTCGTAGTACAGGTGCAGGCTCGCCGAGTTCGCGCCGCTGACCGACAGGAAGATCCAGACGCCCTCGCGGTCTGGGTCCCAGTGCAGGACAGGCCAGATCTCGCCAGACGACGTCCCAGTGAACGACAAAGGCGCTGGAGTCTGGGCGATGTCCAGACCGACGGGCGACTCCTTGATGTTCTTGTCGTCGTCGAGGATCGTGGCCGACGCTCCAGCGCCAGTGCCGTAGCCAGACGCGATCGAGCGCAGGGTGCCGCCAGCGAGGTTGCTGCTGCCGCCGATGGCGGGTGTGCCGAAGTCGAGGCGAAGGAAGAACGAGTCCAGCCGCCCAGCCGAGATGCGGTTGCCTCGGTTGAAGTTGAAGTCGTTCGGGTTCAGCAGGTAGAGCCCGTCGCGCCCGAGGACGTACGCGCTCTTCTCCTGACCGAAGCACCATGCGCGGCGTCCAGCGATTCCGATCGACTTCGTCAGGCTGACCATCTGCGCGCTGGCGTCGTACTCTGGATCGGTCGTGAGGAACGAGAACGAGTTCGTGCATGCGAACATCAAGCCCGTCTGGCCGAACGGGAAGATCGCGACGATCGGGTCACCGACCGTTCCGTAGTTGTTTGCGGCAGAGGATCCACCGATCGCTCCGATTCGCAGGTTTCCAACAGCCCAACCATCAGATGATGTGCTACCAGTGGTGTGGGGGTACGGAAGATCAGGCCCGCAGGCGAACCACAGCGACGGGTAGTTCTTGTAACCAGCGATCACAAGGCGAGCACCCCATCGGCAGATCAACGTGGCCCGTGTTCCAGCCGCAGCACCACCTAACCCATCAGTGTGATATGGACCATGTATACTGCCACCCGCTTGTCCCCAAGATGTGACACCAGAAGTGGGAAGTGAGCCAACTGGGTCACTCAAATGTGCCATGACGTACGCAGTCCCGTCCACGAAGTAGAAGTGGTCGTGGAACTGCACGCCTTCGACTGGGCCGCTGGTTACGAGTTTTGGGGTGCTCTGGTTCGTGAACAGGCGCAACGTCGCCGTCGGAGACTGCGGGTCGGCGTCGTAGACCAGCCCGTTCCGAACGATGATGAGACGCTCGACGAGCGTCCCGCTCTCGTAGATTCGGTACGAGCCGATGAACTGGACGTTGTCGATGTCCGCGCCCTCGGACGTCACCCACTTCTTCGTGCCGTTGCGCGTTCCGATCCTGATCCGCCCGTTCCACACGTCCGTCGGCATCACGTTGATGCAGGAAGGCGTCATGCCCTCGGGCACGGTCGAGTACGCCGACTGCTCGGTGAAGCCCTTGAGCGGAAGTTGGACGGGAAGCATCGTCACGAGACGCGAACCAGCGTTGCCCAGAAGGTGTTGGTAGGAGTGGTTCCGCCGTTGACCGACGTGGTAGAGGCACTGCTCGTGTTCACGTCCAGTTTCGCGTAGTTCCCCGTGGAACTACAAGCAATTCCCTGCCAAGTGCCAACGACAGACCGAAGGTTTCCAATGCCAGCGGAAGCGATCGTGAACAGACCAGACGTGCTCGTGCCGCTTACCTGCACGCCGATCGAGGTTCCGTCCACTGCAACAACCGCAGTCTGGCCGATTCGGGCTCCGTCGACGTACCCCTTCGTCGCGGCGTCCGTGTTGTTGTTCGGCGTGGCAAGGCTTGTGATAAACCCATTCGTCATGTTTAGGTCGCCGCCGACCACGAGGTTCGATGCCAACGTCACGCCCTGCGCAGATCCGATCGTGATTGCTGCCGTGCCATCGGTCGACAACACCAGCGTGTTGTCAGCAGGGAACGAGATCCCCGTGTTGAGGTCGCCGTTGTTGGCGATGGACGGATTGTTGGCACTGCCGTCCGCGAACGTCGCCACGCCCTTCGCGTCCAGCGTCGTGCAGGTGATCGGGGTTCCAGTCGAAGCATCCGTCGCCCAGTTCGTCGTGTGATGCCACGCACGCCAAGCCGAAGCGCCTCCGTCGTAGATGCGCTGGTAGAACTTGCTGGGAACCGTGCCGTCTCCCTCGACGTGGACGAACTGGATGGCAGATGTCCCGAACGTCAGCACCAGCATGTGCGCTGCGCCGTCCGTGCTGGCAAAGGTGATCGGCCCATCGGTCACGCCGACGGGGTTAGAGAACGTGAATCTGCCGAACTTTCGTAAAGCGGCGTCATTGAACGTGGAAATGGACGTCGTCGTACGTTCTGGCAGCGTGCCCGCGAGGTAGTCGAGCGCGTTGTACGCCGTCGCAGTCGTGTTGCCGCCGATCTTGACGCCTACGACGGTGTTCGACTCGATCTCAAGGCCGACCTCGCCAGCGGAAAGCGTGTTCGCAGCCCAGTTGGCGGCGCTGTCTCGACGCAGTTGGATCTTCGCGGTCACTGTTCCTCCTCCTCGACGTAACTGCTCGGGACGATGTACCAGCCCTCGGGCAGACCTACCTGATTGCCGCTCAGGACCCACGTCCCGTCGACACGGACCCACAC